CGCCCGCGCCGATCGTCACGAACGCGTACGCCGACCTCCGCGTGATCGGCGCCGGGATCGGTCCTCCCGTCGTCGTCGTCGACGTCGCGGTCCCGGTCGAGGTCCCGATCCCGGTCCTCGCGCCGCCCGCGATTCGCGTCGAGGTCGACGCCGTCGTTCCCGGCGACCTGGTCGTCGACCTCGTCGCGCCGCCGGTCGTGCGCGTCGACGTCGACGCCGTCGTTCCCGGCGACCTCGCGGTCGACGTCGTCGTTCCCGCCGACGACCGCGAGACGGTCGACGTCGTCGTCGACGGTTAGGCGGACCGGAGAACGCGGGCGGACGCCGTGACGACCGTCGAATGAGTCACGTCCGCGGTTACCGTCACTTTCCCGGCGACGACGGTCCGGACCGACCCGTCCGGGTACGTGATTTCTAGGTCCCAGGCGCCCGCGAGCAATCCGGGCGCGCCGTCCCATAGCGCCGCGTCGAGGTCGACCGCGACCGTGTTCGTCCGTTCCGGTCCCGGTCCGGGCGGCGTCGTGACGATCGCGCACGCGAGGACGACGATCGTTTCGCCACCTGGCTTATTCCGCAATTCGGCGGCGGGAGTCGCGTCGGTCAGGTCGACCGGGATCGTGTGCGCGTCGTCCTCCCACAGTACGAACGACCAGGCGTAGCTATCGCCGCGGTAGAGGCGGAGGTCGTACTTTTCCGGTAGCACGCGCGCGCATAGTGACATATCCGGCGGCGTCGCGGTACCGTCTCGTTCCGTGGCGCTCGCGACGAGGGACCGCGTCCCGGTTGTCGAGCGCGCGCGGCGCATCGTCCGAACCTGGTTCACGTTGCTACCCGGTCCGTATACGACCGCGTTCCTAACCGGCGACGACGGACTCCCGACGTCGGTCCGGGTCACGGAATCGACCGCGGTTTCGATCGGCGCCGTGTACGCGGCGTTAGGTATCTACGCCGACCTCGTCGGGACGTTACCGATCAAGCGTTACCGGAAAACCGGACCGGACGGCGTCGACGAGGAACTCGCGGTCCCGCCGTTCGTCGAGCATCCCGCCGGTATCCCGGTCGGGTGGACAAACGAAATCGGTCAGGCGATATGGAGTCTGTTACTGCGCGGGAACGCGTGGGCGCACGCGACGTCGTTCGACTCGACCGGTTACCCGGCGTCGTTTGAAATTTGGGACCCGAACCGCGTCGAACTCCGCGTCGCGTCGGACGGGCGTATGCGCGTCAAGTATTACGACCTCGTCCTCGTCGACCCGTCGCCGCTAGAGCTATTGCACGTCGCGTGGCAATCGGTTCCCGGTAGTCCGTTCGGCGTCGGCGTCCTCGACGCGCACGGTCCCGGCGGACCGTTAGCGAACGCGTACGCGGCGAACCTCTACTCCGCGGACGTATTCCGGAATCCGACGCCGCCGTCCGTACTGACTCACCCAATGAGACTCAACGCGCAACAAGCGGCGGACCTACAGACACAATGGGCGGACTCGATCGCGCGGTCGCGCGCGGTCCCGGCGGTCCTATCGGGCGGGATCACGTTTCAACCGTTAACCGTCAACGCGCGCGACGTGCAGCTAATCGAATCGCGGCGCTGGAACGCGACGGAAATCGCGACTCTGTTTCGGTTACCGCCGTACCTGTTGGGCGGATCGACGGGCGATTCCCTCACGTACGCGACCGTCGAGGGCGAGAACACGCGCCTTTGGACGTCCGCGCTACAACCGATGGCGGTCCGGTTAGAGCGAGCGTTTGGCGCGTGGTTACCGAATGGACACCGGTTGCGGTTCGTCCCGGACGCGTTACTCCGAACGCAAACGCTCGACCGTTACAAGGCGCACGAAATCGCGTTAAAGGCGGGATTCCTCGACGTCGACGAGGTCCGCGCGCTGGAAAACCGTCCGCCGTTACCGGCGTCTGCCGAACCGCCCGCGCCGACGCCGCCGGAACTCACGGAGGGACCCGACGATGCCGGAACGGATTGAACGCCGCTACTCGACCGCGCTCGACGTTTCAGACGGGCGGACGATCATCGGACGATGCGTCCCGTACGACGTACCCGCGACCGTCGCGGACCCGCCGGATTTCGTCCCGTACGTCGAGGTCGTCCGTCCCGGCGCGTTCGGTCGGTTCCTCCGCGCGCACCGGTCCGGACGGTTCCGTCTCACCTACGAGCACCAAACGGACCCGCTATCGGTCCTCGCGTCCGCCGACGAACTCGTCGAACGGGAGGACGGACTACACGGCGTTTTCCGGGCGCTCGACGGTCGGGTAGGCGACCAGGCGATCGAACTCGTCCGGTCCGGGACCTGTACCGGCCTATCCGTCTCCGCGCTCGTCCTCCGATCCCGGACGCTCGACGACGGGACCGTCGAACGGACCCGCCTAGAACTCGTCGACGTCACGTTGACCGCGAATCCCGCCTACGTGGGCGCCGCGGTAACCGCGATCCGGTCGGCGCCGGACCCGGCGGTCGACGTCGACGCGCCGCACGTTTCCGCCGCGCTTGCGCGTTCGGCGGAATTGCGCGCAAGATTCCCCCGCTTGACGTAGGCATCCCGCGACCCGACCGACGCGGTACCCGCACCCGCGGCGACCCGTCCGTCCGACCTCGCGGCACCCTCGACGTCCCGCGTATCCCGTTGACACGCGCTACGCGGAGGTTGTCGCTATGCCTACCGTCCTCGACCGTCTACACGACGAACGGACGTCGCTACTCGATCAGGTCGACTCCGTAACGTCCGCCGCGGCGGACGACGACCGCGACCTCTCGACCGCCGAACAGGAATTGATCGACCGGTGTCATACGCGGATCGCGGACGAAATCGACCCGCAGCTAGAGCGGATCGAGCGGATCGAGCGGACCCGCACGGAACATAACCGGGCGGTCCTCCCGCACGTCGCGCCGCCGAACGGCGCGCCGGTACCGGTCCCGGTCGGGACTCCCGAACTCGTGTACCGCACGTTCGCGGAGTACGCGCGCGACGTCCTCGTCACGCGTTACGACGCGATCGCGCAACGCGCCGGACCGAACGCGCGCGCCGCCGCCGCCGACCGGATCGAACGCGTCGTCGCGAACACGCTCACGACCGATATTCCCGGACTGATCCGTCCGCAATACCTGTCGGATTTCGCGCAGGTAATCGACGCGTCGCGTCCGCTCGTCTCGACGTTCCGCCGGGTCGGACTGGAATCCGGGACGTTGCGGTACCCGTCGATTACGCAACGTCCGATCGTCGGAAAGCAGACGACGGAAAAAACGGAAACGCCGTCGCAGAAAATGACGGTCGTTTTTGTCGACGTCGTCGCGGACACCTACGCCGGTTCCGGCGACCTCTCGTGGCAAGCGATCAATTGGTCGACGCCGAACGCGCTGGAACTCTGGTTCACGCTCGCGGCGGAGCAGTACGCGATTCAGACGGAGGCGGCGGCGGGAACGGTTGTCGCCGCGGCTACCACGATGGCGACTCCCGCGATTCCCGCGACGCCGACCCTCGCGGACTGGATGACCGCGATTACCGCGGCGGCGGGCGTCATTTACTCGACGTCGAGGCGGCGTCCGGACACGGTCTACGCCGACATTACGACCGGGTATTCGATTATGGGACTCGTATCGAACGTCGCGCCCGTCTTTATCCCGACCGGCGGTTTTTCGCTCGCGTCGGGACAAGGGACCATCGGCGGACTCCGTCTCGTAATCAGCGCGGGACTACCCGCGAAAACCGTCGTCGTCGCGGATTCGCAATCGCTACTCGCGGCGGAGACGCCGGGATCACCGGTCGAACTCCGCGCCGTCGAACCGGCGATCGGCGGAATGGAGGTCGGCGTTATCGGCGCGTTCGTAGCGAAACTCACGGACGCGGGCGCCGCGCGGAAACTCACGATCCCGTAACGGAGGCGAAATGACGACCGAACCGAACGCGCCGCAACCGGACGACCAGACGAACGACCGTCGTCCCGACGACGACGAGGACGACGACGGTTCCGGTCCGTCGTCACACGAGACGTCAGGACAATTCCCGGCGGACGAGGTCCGGGAGACTCACGAGGACCAATGATTCGTGGCGTACGCAACCGTCGACGAACTCGCCGCGGCGCTACGCGTACAGGTCACGAGCAAAAACTCCGACCTGTTGGCGGCGTCCGTCGATGCAGCGTCGGCGGAAATCGACCACGAGGCGAACCGTTACGAGGATTCGCCTATCGCGGAGGACGATCCGATCGCGCACGGAGTCTGTATCGCGCGCGGAGTCGAATGGTTCAAGGCGAACGATGCCGCGTTCGGAGCGTTAGGTTTCGACGGAACCGGCGTACTCCGCGCGCCCGACGATCCGTTCGCTCGTCACGCCGCGACTCTGATCCCGCTAAAGCAGCAATTCGGGATCGCGTAATCGTGGGCGCGCTCGCGGACTACCGGACCGCCGTCGCGGACGCGCTCGTCCCTCTCGACGAGGAATGGTCGGTACATTCCTCCGTCGTTGACGCGGTGACGCCGCCC